TTGAGTCAAAAGAGCGCATTGAAATGGCAAAAATTGAAAAGGACTTAAGGATTGCATCGGCAAAGCTTGATGTAGAGGGCGATGCCACGAGAGAAGAGCTTGCAATTCTGGCAAGTGAAATCCTAGAAATTTCAAACCAAATGGCAGCATTTCAAATGCCGCTACCTCAAAATCAAAATCAAATACAAAATCAAATACAAGAACAAGAACAAATAAACCTTACTGGCCAGGATGGACCGGGTAATTCCGAGCAAATGCTCGAGGGAGAATTTTAATGCAAGTAGAAATTGAAGCTCAGGAAACCGAAAACACCGACACGGTGGAAAATGCAGATTTGCAAGATCAGGATGCCGAGCAGGAAGAGTCCGAGTCCGAAAACAATTCAGACGAAAGTGAAGCGGAGTCGGATACCGTAGACGAAAAAAAAGAAGAAGAAGGCGAAGTAAGGCCCAAAAAAAAGAATGGCGTTCAAAAGAGAATCAATAAACTCAACCAAAGAGTTACCGATTCTCAAAAAGAGACTGAATACTGGAAGGGCGTGGCCCTACAGCAAAAAAATCAGGACAAAGAACCTGAGAGTAAGTCAACGAAAGAGAACACCAGGCCGAATTCGGATGATTTTGAAAGTCACGACGATTACATTGAGTCGCTTACCGATTGGAAGCTTGACCAAAAACTGGCAGATCAAAATGCCAAGGCCGAGCAACAAAAAGAAACTGAGCGAGTCCAGGTTGTCGCCAAAACTTGGAAGGATAGACTTGATCAATTTTCTGATCAAACTCCTGACTTTGAGGAAGCAATTGAAGCAAGTGAAGATGTAGTTTTATCCGGAGAAGTTCAACAAGCAATTGTTGAATCTGATTTAGGTCCAAGATTGCTTTACGAGCTTGCAAAGAATTCAGAGCTTTCACAAAAAATTTCATCCATGAGCACTATAAACGCAATCAAAGAACTCGGCAAAATCGAGGCACGCTTTGAAAGCTCTTCTTCAAAAAAAATAGGAAACAATCAAATAACAAAAGCGCCTAGGCCGCTCGCAACTATTAGAGGCGGGGTAAAAATCACTAAGGACATTAGTGACCCAAGCTTGTCTCAACGTGAGTACGAGGCCCTTAGGCTTAAACAGTTAGAACGAAAATCTAGCTAGGAGAATTAAAATGAGCAATAGTTTATTAACCGATTCAATGATCACTAAAGAGTGCTTAAGAGAATTAAAAAACCAATTAACTTTTACAAAATCAGTAAACCGTCAATACGATGATAAGTTTGCTCAAGTCGGCGCAAAAAAAGGCGCTTCAATTAATATCAGAAAACCTTCTCGTTATGAAGTAAATGACGGCGCTGCGCTAGTTATCAATGACACTGAAGACGAGTACGTGCCGTTAACACTTGATAACCACAAGCATGTTGGCATGGCGTTTTCTCAAAAAGATTTAACTTTATCTATTGATGAATTCAGCGATCGTTATATTAAAAAAGCGATGACTCCACTTGCTAACTCAATTGACTTCGTTGGTTACTCAGCAATGTACAAAAAAGTTTTCAGTTCAGTTGGCGTTCCAAGCGCTTCAGCTTATCCGTCAACTTTAAAAGGTTTCACACAAGCAAAAGCAAAGATTGCTGGCCTTGGCGGTTCTATTGACCCACTAAGCGCTCTTGTTAATCCTTTAGTTGAGGCCTCACTTGTCGAGGGGCTCAGTGGATTATTTCAATCGTCTGAGAAAATTGGTAAGCAGTATGAAAAGGGCGAAATGGGAATGGCCGCTGGTTCAACTTTTAAAATGAGCCAAAACGTGTCAAACCATACTGCCGGCGCAGTTGCTGGAACTCCAGCAATCAGAACAACAATTACCGCTCAAGGCGCTGCCGCAGTTGCTCTTGATGGAATAACAGGTACCATTGTTGGTTGTTATAAAGAAGGCGACTCGATTCAAATTGGCGGCGTCTACAGTGTTAATCCTCAGACAAAACAAAGCACAGGGCAACTTGCTCAGTTCGTTGTAACTGCGGACACTGACTCAGCTTCGAACGAAATTAATGCGCTTGGAATTTCACCAGCAATCTACTCGACTGGAGCAAAGCAAAACGTAACTGCTCTTCCAGTTGACGGTGCATTGGTGACTCAATTTGGCAGCGCTGCTGCTTATTCAGGCATTGTTTGTCCTCAAAATATGGTTTTTCATAAGGATGCCTTTGTTCTCGGATGCGCAGACTTCGAACTTCCAAGCGGTGTAGATATGGCAAAGCGAGCGGTAGACGCAGAAAGCGGCTTATCGATCAGCATGGTCAGAGCTTATGATATTAACAACCATAGAACAGTAACAAGACTAGACGTACTTTTTGGATGGGCGTGTGTTTATCCAGAATTCGCTTGTCGCGTTGTTGGTCAACCAGGTTAATAAATTTTAACAGCTCGAATTATTGAATTAATTCGAGCGCCTTTTAGGAGAAAAAAATGAACACAAGTACAGATAGTTTAAACGTAAAATTACCGACTACTAGCTCTCAGCCGGTAGCATTGACTGCGCAGTTAACAACAATTACTCCCGCAGACGCCGCTGGATCTCCGGATTACGCCATTCAGGCGATAACAAGTTCTACGCCATTTGGTTTTGTATCGGCGGCTGAAGCCATTACCACTCTCTATGTAATTAAAAACTTGCAAGTCAGGCTCGCAGAAGTAGAAGCGATTTTGGAAGGATTAAATGCCGTAGCATCTAATTAATTTTATCAGGGCGGGGCTTGCCTCGCTCTTTAATTAAGAAGGATTTTATGATTGAGAAAAAAGTAGATGTTTTTCCTAAGTGGAAATTCCACCAAGACGAGCTTGAAGGCAAAATATTTAACTCCTTCGGTGATTTTAAAAACGCTGGAGCTGGCTGGGAAGACTCGCCGCTCGCTTTTTTTGTTGCACCAATGGAAGAAGCCAAGGAAGAAGCTAAAGAAGAAGCCAAAGAAGCGCCTCTTGAAGTTAAAAAAAAATCAAGATCACCTTTAAAGAAAAAGGCCTAGAGCATGTCCACCGCGCTAGAACTCATAAAAGGCTCTCTTCGAAAAATTGGTGTTGTTGCCTACGGGGAGAGTCTTCCTAGCGAAGAGCTAAAAGATGCGCTTGCATCTTTGAACGCTCTCATTGGTAGTTGGAACACTCAAAATCTCATGGTTAACGGTGTGAGTATCGATGAATTTTCTCTCGTGGCAGGGCAAGCAAGCTACACAATGGGCAGCGGCGGGAATTTTGATACGACTGCGCCGATTGAAATTGATTCAATTTATTTAAAATACGATGCTGGTACAGAAATTCCCATTGAGATAATTGATAATAAAAGATGGGGGGGAATTGTAGATAAAACATCCTCTTCAAGTACTCCGATTTATGCATATATAGATATCAGTCATCCCTTGAGAAAAATTTATTTTTACCCCGTACCAAGCGCAGTAAGGACGGTTATTTTCATAATTACCGGCAAATTTCTCAGGTCACTAATGCGTACGCTGACCTTGGTCTGAAGAGCGGCTTTGACAGAGCAATAATTTACAATCTTGCCATTGAGCTTGCGCCTGAATACGGAAAAGCAATTTCTGGTGAAGTTGCAAGTGTCGCAAGTGAATCACTTGCAAATATTAAGCGAGCAAACATAAGAAGCGTCCAGGTTGGCGTAGACCCTTTTTTAGTTTCACCACGGGGCTTTGACTGGAGGACTGGGTTTTGAGATATCCAGGTTTCATTGGGCCAAGTTACACGCTTGATTCGGTTAATATCGATTCGCAAAGATGCGTGAACTGGTATCCGAAATTTAACGAAATATCTACAGGTAAAAGCGGCGAGCAAGCAAGCTTAATCGCAACTCCCGGACTGAGTTTACTTGCGACAATTGGCACCGGTCCTATTAGAGGCAGCTTTGTTGCGTCTAACGGTTTTCTTTATGTTGTTAGCGGAGAAAAGGCTTTTCACGTTGATAAAAATTATTCAACGATATTTCTTGGAAACCTCCGCACAAGCACAGGGCAAGTTGATTTTGCTGATAATGGCTCTACTCTTGTAATAGTTGACGGCGACAATGGTTACTGGCATACATTCTCTTCTTTTATTATTACAAGATTTACAGGCAGCCCATGGCTTGGCTCAAAAACGGTGAATTTTGTAGACGGATATTTTTTATTCTCTGACCCCGGAACTAGCAAGTTTTATATATCAAGCTTGAACTCCGTAACTCTGGACGCTCTTGACTTTTCTTTTGCTGACGGCGCTCCGGATAATATTGTTGCTACCTTGGTAAATCATAGAGAGGTTTGGCTCTTCGGTTCCGATTCAATTGAGACTTGGTACAATTCCGGAAACGCTGATTTTCCTTTCCAAAGAATCGGCGGCGGCCTTATTGAAATCGGCTGCGCAGCTCCCTTCTCCGTAGCAAAAATTAATAAGACAACCTTGTGGATTGGAAGAAGCAAAGAAGGCACTGGCATTATTTACGCAGCACAAGGGCTTAGCCCGCAAAGAATTTCTACTCACGCAATTGAGTACGCCATTCAAGGCTACGGCGATATTTCAGACGCAAGCGCTTGGACTTATCAGGAAAACGGACATTTTTTTTATGTCTTAAATTTTACAAATGCTAATACGACATGGGTTTATGATTTAACGACTACGCTCTGGAGCGAGCGAGCGTATTTTGAAGGTGGAAATTTTAAGAGACATAGAGCAAGCTCGCACACTTTTGCTTATAACAAACATACTGTAGGTGATTTTGAGAGTGGAAAAATTTATGAACTCTCATCAAATAATTACACGGATAACGGCGAAGAAATTCGGCGAATGCGAAGCGCTCCGCATATATCAAGCGATCTAAAAAGAATTAGCTATCATTCTTTTCAAATAGACACCGAGGCCGGAACTGGCCTAATTGCAGACACTCAGGGAAATGACCCCGAAATGGTTTTGCAATTCTCCGATGACGGCGGCCATACATGGTCAAATGAAAAATGGGCAAAGCTTGGAAAGATTGGCGCTCGCTCAATGCGCACGATATGGCGAAGACTTGGCGCAAGCAGGGACCGAGTCTTTAGAATATTTATAACTGACCCAATTAGAACAAATTTAATTGGCGTTGAAATAGAAATAGAAAAACTAGGGAGCTAGAAATGGCCGATCAATTTGAACCAATTCCAAATAGAACTCAGCTTGTAGATAACGGCGGATATATCGGGGATGTATGGCAAAGATTTCTTGATCGCCTCTTTGGCAATTTTGAAAAAAGAATTAGAACACTCGAGGCTCAGGGCGCCGATCACGAAACACGTATTACGGCGCTTGAGCCTTAGAAAAGGAATTTTATGGGTTTTATTACAAAGATCACCGACGCGCTCGGCATGACCGACTCACGCGCAGCGGACAAGGGGATCGCGGCTCAAGAGGCGGCAATGAAAGAAGCGAACCGTATTCAGGAGAAGGTTTACGGCGAATCCAAGGAGCGCTTTAAGCCGTATCAAGAACAAGGAGCAAGGGCATTTGGCTCTTTGTCCGATCTTGCTAATAACTATCAGCAATTTTCAAATGCGCAAAATCCGTATCAAAATCACAGCGGCGTTTTCGGCGCAGACGATTTTAAGCAAGACCCCGGCTATCAATTCAGATTGGCCGAAGGGAATAAACAAATTGAGCGAGCGGCCTCTGCGTCGGGCGGCATGGGCGGCGGTGCAAACTTAAAAGCGCTTGCTAGATATGGGCAAGATTATGCAAGCGGAGAGTACCAAAACGCATACAATAG